TAAATGGAAGTAAAATTTAAAAACTTTATTGTTGAAGCAAAATGCAATTGTGATCCATGTAAATGTGATCCGTGTGAATGCGAACCTGTAAACGAGGCTTTAACTATGGCCCAAAGAAGGGCTAAGTCACGTGTTATGAAAAAGTATAAGGCACGTCTAGCTGTAGGTAGAAAAAAGGCAGCTGTTAAAGCTCCTAATGCTAAAGTAGTAGCAAGACGAGCTCGAAAAGCGGCACGAAATGCAATTGCAAAGAAAATATCTAAAGGAATTAATAAAGCAGATCTCACTCCCGCACGTAAGGCCGAAATAGAAAAGCGTCTAGATAAGATGGCTCCTAGAGTAACCCGACTCGCTAAAAAGATGCAGCCAGCCATAAGAAAAGCAGCCTTAGCAAGACGTAAATAAGCGGGAAGTGTTATATGATAAACAGATTTAGTCAATTTCTTGTTGAAGAGGAAAAGACCGTATTTTTTACATTCGGTCGTATGAATCCTCCTACTATTGGTCATGAAAAATTGTTGGATACCTTATCCAAGAAATCAGGCCGTAATCCTTACAGAATTTATCTTTCACAATCTCAAGATAAAAATAAAAACCCTCTACACTATAAAGATAAGATCAAGCATGTTAGGAAAATGTTTCCAAAGCATGCTCGGTCTGTTATGGCTAATCCAAAAGTAAAAACAGCTATAGAAGCATTAACATCTTTATATGATGAAGGATTTAAAAGAGTCACTATGATAGTTGGCTCAGATAGAGTTAATGAATTTGATATATTAATGAACAAATATAATGGAAAAAAATCAAGACATGGTTTTTATAATTTCGAAAAAATAATGGCCATATCAGCTGGTGAAAGAGATCCTGATGCCGAAGGCGCAGGAGGAGCATCAGCCACAAAACAAAGACAATCAGCTAAAGATAATAATTTTACATCCTTTGCACAGGGTTTACCTAAAGCTGTGTCTAATATTAATGCTAAACAATTATTTAATGCTGTTCGGAAAGGTATGGGATTAAAAGAACAAGCTGACTTTAAACATCATGTACAATTAAATAAAGTATCAGATCGAAGGGAAGCTTTTATAAAAGGTAACTTATTTGAAATTGGTGAACAAGTAATAGTTAAAAAGACTGATGAGGTCGGTACTATATCTGTTCTCGGTTCAAATTATGTTATTATTGAAACGGCTAATAAAAAATCAAGACAATGGTTAGAAGCCGTTGAAAAGATTGAGGAGAAAAAACTAACGCCTAACGAAAAGAAAAAAAGGGAAGAAGTTGCAAAAGCCATTCAAAGAGACAATCCACAAATGCCTATGGACAAAAAAATGGCTATTGCCACCTCGGTAGCCAAGAAGGCTGTAGAAAGTAAACAGCCTGAATGGGGAACACCGGAGGCAACAGCCAAAGCAAAATGTATAACACCCGGAGAGAAAGGATTAGAAAAAGCCTCTAAAATTATGAGAAAACGTTTAGTAAAAACCCGTCAAGTAGAACAAACAAAATATACGAATTTAATAAGGGGAGCACTTTAATGGAAACACCTGCTACAATAAGTCGTAAAAAATTACAGACTATAGCTAAAAACCCAAAGCACCCCATGCATACTCATGCTGTTAGTATTCTTTCAAGAGAGACTCAAAATGAAGCAGTTGATAAGTTTGAAAGAGTAAAAGCTATGATTAATAAAGAAAAGCAGCGCGATGCTCAGAAACATCATAAGATGAAAATGCGCGCTAAGATATCTGATATTAGGAATGCCCCGAAACCATAAATATAGAGGTATATTAACAAGTGCCCGAGTTAGAACAAAAAGTAAGAGTAGGCGTAAAGATGACGATGGAAAAACGTTTAGATAAGATCGAACAAAAAATCGATAAGTTAACTGACGCCATGGTTAGTATCGCTAGGGCAGAAGAAAAATTACATATGATGGAAGAGAAATATAATTCTCAATATGATAGAATGAATCGTTTTAGTCAAAAGCTAGACGATATTGAACATAAAGTAACCACCAACGCTCAGACAGTTGGCGTAATCAACAAGTTGTTTTGGGTAGCTATAATAGCTGCTTGTACAGCGTACGCAGCCCAACTTTGGATGTAAAAATAAGGAGATAAACATGAGCATAGAAATAATGCGTAAGTTGGCTGACGCTTATAAACTAGTCAACGAAAAGAAAATGGATCCTGTCGATAAGAAAGAGTTAAAAGGAACTCATTCAGATCGTAAAGATAAGGATATTGATAACGATGGTGATGCGGATTCATCTGACAAATATCTTCATAAGCGTAGAAAAGCTATTTCTAAAGCTATGGGTAAAGATGAAGTTGGTATGAATCCTAAAATGAATAAAGGTAAGGATTCTAAAGCAGCATCTAATGAGACTATGGAAGCAGCTACTCCAGTATCTGATAATGATCCTAGGTATAAGGATGATGAAAACCTTAAAAAATCAAGAGATCACTCAAAACCAAGGAAAGATGGTGAAAGAGTTCCACCTAAAGCTCAAGCTTGGCGCGATCGAATGAAAAAGAAATTTGGTAGCAATAATGAAGAAATCGTTCAAGAAGGTCCAAAGGATGCACAAGGTAAATCTATCTTTGTGAAAAAAATAGCTAAATCTGCTGGAACCTCTTATGAGAAAGCAGGCGCTATCGCAGCAGCAGCCGGTCGTAAGCGAATGGGTAAAGCTAAATTTGATGCTAAAGCAGCCGCCGGTAGAAGAGCCGCTGCAGAATCAATTATAGCACCGGTTTATGCTAAGATTCTTGAAAAGAGACATGGCGGAGAAGGTGCCCCTAAAGAAAAATGGGATGAAAAAGAAAAGAATAATAAAGGCGCAATGGATATGCGAAAGGATATGAAAGCAGGTAATCCTGATATAGTTGATAATCCTGAATCTGAAAAGATTAAAGATCCATCTAAAAAAGCTCCTTTGAGACCTGGCGATAATGCCAAGGGTGATAATAATATTATCCCATCTGCAACTCCTGCGAAAGGAAATTAATTATGGCACTTAAAGCTCCCGGTTGGTGTTCTGGCGCAATACCAACACCACGGGGATGGGAAGATCCAAATACAAATGAACTTCTTGTTTCCGCTAGACATTCACAAGCTGATATAGATGCATGGCACGGTGTTCCATCTATACCAGAAATCAAAAAAGCTGCACCTAAACCTAAACCAGTACCTATGCATGAGATAAGTCCTCAACCAGTAGCATCTGAAGCTTTTGTTGCAGAGATTGATGAACCTGCTGCCGAAGAGGACGCTTTACAGGCAGGATATACAGATTTAGAAGAGATTGATACTGATCCAGAGGTTACTATGGATGAATTGCAATCAATGTCTAAAGTAGAACTTGAACTTTTAGGCAGAGAACATGGTGTTGAATTAGATAGGCGAAAAAGAAAGGCAGATTTAATTACAGAATTGAAAAAGATTAAAAAGGTAGGCATCTAAATAAAGTAAAATACAAGTTACTTTAGGATGACCAATGCAATTATTTGAAACTTTAGATAATAAAAATATATTATTATACGCTGCGAAAAACTATTATAAACCTAATTGTGCAGATGCAGATGAATTTTATAATGATATTAAAAGGTTTATGTATTTAAAAAGGTTATTCAATAGATACGATAAGTCTAATGAATTATCTGAAAGATTAGTATTGAATCATTTAATAGTAATCTTTAATGTGTTTGGTATTAAACCTAGTTTAAAAATGCTAGAGTTTCATATTGATAATAAGTATTGGTATATTTTAAAACCGTTTTTAATTTATTTAAATTATATAAAAAATGATGAGTATACAAATATAGAAATGGATAAAGAAATTGTAAGTAGGCTAAGGAAAATATAAATGGGCATATTAAAACGAGCAGGTGACCTAGTATATACTTTTAGATTTCTTCGTTTGCTTACTACATCATTTGAAGATACTGAAGCTTTTAAAAAAGGTATAATTGATAAAGACGGAAAAAGAAGAAAAGAATTTAAATTAGATACTATGGATAATAGGGACGATTATTCAAATTATTATACTCCGTTTCATAGATTAGTATTTAATATAAAAAAGATAATGGCTAAAGCACCAGGCGGTGGTTCTAAACTAGCTTCTTATGCAGCAGCCCTATATCTTTTAAAAGAACAATTTGGCATATCGGATACAAAGATTAAACAAGGTATGTCAGAATTAGGAATAGATCCATTAGATTTTTTAGAAGAAAAGTCTAGTTGGTTTATATTAGAGAATGATAAATTAGCACCAGGAACATATAAAGTATTAGAAAGTAAACTATTGAATTCAACATTAGATGAAATCGTAAGACCAAGAGATAGAGTTCGAATCGATGAAGATTGTTTTCCAATAAACGATGTTTTTGGGTTAAATATATATAAAGCAACACATATAAAAACAAATCAACCTGTTTATGTTACTGTAGGAGAATTAGCAAGATGAAACAGTTTAAATCTTATGTAGAAGACGTTAAAGATCTTCCCAAGGATAAGCAACGGGCGTTACAGAAAGCAGCATCTTCCGCTAAGAAAACTGTGACATTACCAGGTCCTGGAGGATCACGATATACAATGAAAAAAGACGGAGAGTCTTGGAAACAAAAAGACGAAGCAACAGGACTTTCAAGAGATACATTAAGTAGTTATGCAGCCAAAGCTTCTGATGCCAGGCTTCATAAAAAGCTTCCAATTAAAAAAGTTGATAATAGATATTCAGGAGTTGCAAAGGCTTCAAAACACCTAGATGATTATAATAGCGGTAAGATGAAAGAAGCAACACATGATCCGAAGCATGTTAAACAAGCTATTGGAATCGCATCAGACCCTAGATATAAACAAGGTAATATGACTGGAGCGGTAAATGCTATGAATAAACTTTCTAAAGATATTCATAAACATCCTCAGGTAGCAGCAGTTTTAAAAAGACAAAATGAATCTACGGATGATGAACATTTAAAAAATGCTCAAGATGCTTATGATAAACATAAAGGCACACTTGATGGTATCTTTAAAAAACATGGGTTTAAAAGACCTACTAAAGCTTCTCAAAACAGACCAAAAGAAGCACCTAAAAAATTACAAGATATAAAAGCTAGATTATCTAGAGAATCTTATATGGTTGAAAGTCTTGAAGCTCTAACTAAGAAGCATAAGATTCGAAATACTACAGAAGACGAAGAAGAATATGCTGAACATGAAGGAGCAAATCATCATAAAAAAATGATGGACCTCCATAATAATTGTGCAACAGAGTGTCAAAAAAAGGGGCAGGATAAAGCTGCCAACGCACATGCAGCTGCAGCTAATGCACATCAGGATGCTCATAAAGCTTATAAAAAAATACCTTCTTCTGGAAAAACCTATGGCGATCAAAAATTTACAAAACATGATGAACGTGCTATGGATGCAGGAAACGCTGCTCATGATCATACAGCGAAAGCTATAAGAAGTTCTAAAGTGGCTTCAAAAGTATCAGAAGATGTAGATTTAAATGAGTCAACTGAATTTGGCCAAACACGTTGGGTTGCTGTAAATAGATTTGCTGGTGATAAACAAATGGGGACTGGTGTCCAGATGACCGGCCTAAATGGTCAAGGTAAATCTAATATGGATCTTTTAAAACAAAAAGGTGCTTATTGTCAATTCCCTGTAAAAGATATTCCTAAAGTTATTAAAATGCTTCAAAAGGTGCATTCAGATAAAGCTAAACCTGAAGATGAATAAATAATAGATACGTTAAGTATTAGAAGGAGTAATAAATGGAAGTATTAAATACAATTAGAGGATGGGCCTCTGCACTGGCTGATGTCGGTGTGAGTGTTGCAGCTCTAGCAATTATACTTGAAGTGTTGGGATTAGGTAATATGCCTTTTATGCCAGCGAATCTAAGTATAGTTGATAACGTATCCGAGATGCTAGCTAGTCTAGGATCACAAGGTATCATGGGTTTAATTGCTATATGGGTCTTATGGGCTATATGGCATAGGAAAGGCGCATGATTTAATTAATGACTTTATCCAAGAACATGATTAATTTTCTGGAGAAGCAGGACAAGGGCACTGGCCTAAGTCCTGCTTTAATGAATAGATATAAGAAAGCTGCTGCGCAAAGTAATTATGTAGCTAATCAAAGATATGGTAGAATAAGTAGTACTTCTGGTTTAGGTAAAAAATATAAAGATTCTAAATTATCAGACCAACAAAAAGTAATGAAAAAACGTGATAAAGGTTTGAATATGGCTGCCAAGAAAACAGGCACTTGGGGTCAACAAGAAGAAGCAATAGCTCTAGCTCCTTTAGTTCCTTATTTAGCAACAGCGGCAGCAACAGCAAGTAGAATAAGCCCGCAGACATATGCTCAATTGCCTTCAATGGCAATGAACAAAGCAAAACAAGTAGGCAAGGCGGCAAAGACTACTTATAAGAAATTTAAAAAATATGTATCTGGTAAAAAAACCAATGAAGAAGCTATGACAGCAGCCGATGCTGGTATACCACAAGATACAAAAAACATGGGCCCAAGTAGATTACCTATGCATATCCTTAGACGTAAATTAGGATTACCTATAGATGTTACGGATAGAAGAGTAAGTAAAAAGAAACCCCCAAGATTAAAAAAAAAGTTTAAATTCAGTTAACCATGGCTAAAATATATTTGACTATTATTATTATGGGTATTGTAGGCGGCGTTGGTTGGTTTGCCTATAATTATTATGTGACTACACAAACTCGTATCGGTATATTAACCGCTAATAATGCTAAGTTAGAAACAGCACAGAAACAAACTGCAGCTGAATTTGAACAATATAGAAATAAAGTTACAAAAGATATTGAAGAGTTTAAAGCAGAGTTAGTTAAACAACAAGAACTTAATAATGAACTCAACGACAATTTAAAGAAATCTGAAGAAGCTAATAAAGCTATAGCAAAACTGTTAGCTAATACAGATATAATTAAAAATAGTCTTGCTGACCCAAAGGCAAGTGAGGATAAAATAAATGAAGAAGTTGATAACTTTTTCGGTGCTATTAGTTGCGCTACTGGTGATAAGTGCGTGCAGTCGAACCCCTGAAAAAGAAATAATAACAGTACCTACAATAGTTGAAACACCTGAATTAGAAAAACCTACTATCCAGATTGTTCCTAGGCCTGATCCTGTTATTATGAAAGATGCTGATATTGTTGTAGTAACAGAATCTAATCTAGAAGAAGTTATTGAACGTATCAAAGGTACACAAGGCGAATTTGTATTATATGCTTTAACAGCTCAAAGCTTTGAAGCACTTGCTTTAAATTTAGAGCAAGTAAAAAGATTTATCGAACAGCAAAATAATGTCATATTATATTATGAAAATAATTTAAAAGATGACGAAAAAGCCCCTTGATAAAACTTTAAAAATCCTATATACTATATCGTAAAATAACAATTTAATTATAACCGCAGTTCTGCGCAGGAGTTCATATGCTTAAAGTCGTTCCAAATAACAAAGACTGGGATACCAGAAATATAATGTCACAAACTAAATTTTATGAAGGGTATTCAAGGTGGAATGACGAAAAAGAAAAGTATGAGACTTGGGAAGAGTCTGTTTCCAGAGTCATGGATATGCATAGAAATTATTATGCTAAAAAAATGACTCCTGAACTATCTCAGTTAATTGATGAAGCAGAACATTTATATAAACTTAAATATGCATTAGGAGCCCAGCGAGCTTTACAATTTGGTGGTGATCAATTACTTAAACATCAAATGAGAATGTATAACTGTACATCAACTTATGCAGATAGGCCACGGTTTTTTTCAGAATGTTTTTATGTTCTATTATGTGGTGCAGGAGCAGGATTCTCAGTTCAAAATCATCACGTTGCTAAACTTCCATCAATAGTAGAAAGAAAGAAACAGGCTAAAGGTTGGCAAGTAGAAGATAGTGTAGAAGGTTGGGCAGATGCATTAGGTGTATTATTATCTTCATACTTCACAAAGAACCAACAATTTCCTGAATTTTCACGACGTAAAGTATATTTTGATTTAAATGGTGTAAGACCAAAAGGGTCAATGATCTCTGGTGGATTTAAAGCACCAGGACCAGAACCACTACGTAGAGCATTAGATAAAATAGAACATTTATTGCAGGGAATAGTATTATCAGGTAGAGATAGATTAAAACCAATTGAAGTATATGATATTACAATGCATGCAGCCGATGCTGTTCTTGCTGGAGGAGTAAGACGATCTGCAACTATATGTTTATTTTCACCAGATGACGAGGAGATGTTAAATGCTAAGACTGGAAATTGGTTTATTGATAATCCTCAGCGTGGTCGTTCCAACAATAGCGCTGTTATTGTTCGTAGTGAAGAGACAAGAGAAGGATTTAAAGAAAGAATGGTCCCGATTAAAGAATTCGGAGAACCAGGATTCTACTTTGTAGAGTCTAAAGAACATACAACTAATCCATGTGTTGAAATAGGAATGTTTCCCCAAATAAATGGTAAGTCAGGTTGGCAAGGTTGTAATCTAACTGAAATTAACGGAGGCAAGTGTAATTCAAAAGAAGAATTTTTTAAAGCTTGTAGAGCAGGTTCTATATTAGGAACACTTCAAGCAGGATATACAGATTTTAAATATATTGAAAAAACTTCTAAAAAAATATTTGAAAGAGAAGCATTACTAGGAGTATCTGTAACAGGTTGGATGAATAATCCTGAAATTCTCCTAAATGCCGAAACTCAAAAAGAAGGAGCTGAAATTGTTAAGAAAGTTAATAAAGAGATTGCTGAACTTATTGGAATCAATCCTGCGGCCAGGACCACGTGTGTCAAGCCATCAGGAAACGCTTCTGTATTATTGGAGACTGCTTCTGGCATCCACGCCGAGCATAGTCCTCGTTATCTTCGTCATATACAGTTAAATAAAGATACAGAAGTAGCACAATTAATTGCTAAGACAAATCCTTATATGGTTGAAGAGAGTGTATGGTCTTCTAACAATACAGATTATTGTGTAGGATTTCCAATTATAACTCCTGAAGGGTCTTTATACAGACAAGAATTATATGGAATTGATCTATTAGAAAAAGTAAAATTAGTACAACAAAATTGGGTTGAAGCTGGGACTAATGTAGATCTTTGTGCTGATCCAACTGTTAGACATAATGTATCAAATACTGTAACAGTAGAACCGCATATGTGGGGAAAGGTCGAAGATTATGTATATAAAAACAGACACTCATTTGCTGGAATATCTTTCTTATCTAGTTCAGGAGATAAAGATTTCGCTCAAGCACCTATGACAGAAGTTTTATCTGAGGAAGCTATTGTTAATAAATATGGTAAAGCAGCTTTATTTGCTTCCGGGTTAATTGTTGATACCCGAAAATCAGGATTTAGAGACCTATGGGAGGCTACTATGTATGCTCAAATGGATGCAGATCATAGAGGTGAAATAAGCGATTTAAATAAAGAATGGATTAGAAGGTTTAATAAATTTGCAGATAATTATTTTATGAATGATACTAAAGAATGTGCTGACTGTTTAAAAGATGTATTCTTATTACATAAATGGACTAAAATTCAACAAAATATACAACCTGTAGATTTCATATCACAATTAGATCAAAAAAGATATACAGATATTGATACTATGGGCGCCACTGCATGTCAAGGCGGCGCATGTGAGATTACATTCTAATGGATAAAGAGTATTGGACCGAATGCATTGCTTGTGATACTGAAACACAAGTATTAGTAATTGAGTCCGGAGAACAACCTTTATTTTGTCCTATGTGTGGTACGTCTATGGATTTTCAAGAAGTAGAGGAAGACGAAGATGAAGGATAGCGAAGTAAACGATCAATTTACTTGGGCTCAAGCTACATGGCTGGCCAAATTATCAATGCATGCATATCAAAATGAAGCAGGATTCAAAAAGGCCATGAAGTTGCCTAGATGGTCTGTTAAATTCTTTGATTTTGGAGGAACTCAGGCATATGCATTAAACGGTAAAAAAAATTTTATACTAGTGTTTAGAGGAACACAACCAACCCAATGGGAAGATATAAAAGCAGATTTAAAATTTAGAAAAGAATCATCTATATCTTTAGGTGGAGATTCAGAAGGAAAAGTTCATAGAGGATTTAAAGAAGCTCTTAATCATGTTTGGGATGATATTAAAAAACATTTAGATGAATGTGACTATACAAATAAAAATGTAATAATTACGGGTCATAGTTTAGGTGCAGCATTAGCTACATTAGTTGCTGGAAGATTAAATCAACCTGCTATATCTTTATATACATTTGGATCTCCTAGAGTGGGAAATATGAAATGGCATTCTTGTCAGAGGTTTAAACATTATAGATTTAGAAATAATAATGATATTGTAACAAGAGTCCCACCTGCTTGGATGGGTTTTAAACATCACGGTGAGTTAGAATATTTTGATTATAAAGAAATGGTTAATACAGGATCAGGTAATTGGTATATGTTCCGTAATTGGTTTATGGGAGTGTATAGATCATTAGTATCATTAAGAACTTGGGATAGTTTTAGTGATCATGATATATCAACCTACTATAAACTATGTAAAAATCAGATGGTAGATAATGACTAAATAGAGTCATGTGGTTATATAATGATAAAGAGTTTACAACAACGCCCGAAGACTATCAAGGCTTTGTTTATGAGATTACTGAATTATCAACAGGTAAGAAATACATTGGTAAAAAGTTTTTTTGGAAACCTAAAATACTCCCCAAAACAAAGAAACGTAAAAGGCGTGTTAGAACACGTGTGGAATCCGACTGGATGGATTACTACGGTAGTTCCGAAACCGTCCGTAGAATCGCGTTAAACGAGGGCTATGGCGCCTTTAAACGCGAGATATTGCGATTATGTAAGACTAAAGGCGAATGTAGTTACTATGAAGCTAAACTACAATTTGAAAACGATGTATTATTAAAAGATGAATATTATAACGAATTTATTGGATGTAAAATACATTCTAAGCATTTAACGGGTTGACATTAGTTTAAAAGTGTGGTATAATTATATTATGATTTGACTGACGGGTCAGATAGTGAAGTGCAAGGAAACGCGTCTTGCCAAGAGGCGTAACTTGATTGTTCAGGCGTGGTAGCCAGGTTCAAAGTCTAGCGACTAAGAATCACATCACTCTACCGAGTGGGAGCAAGTTCCAGGGGATTATGAGAATGGTATCTCGGTCGACCTGGTTGGGGGTGAAACCAAAGTCCTCCCTTCACATTTTAAATAGGAGATAACATGGAAAATGGTTATTCAGAATATGGTTATCGAGGTCTCGAAGAGATTAAAAAGCTTGAAGAAGAAATTGAGAAGTTAAAAGAACGAATAAAAGAACTTGAAAATGTGATACGTGAGTTAAATAATGATATTAATAGATTATAATGCTATAGCAATTGGTAATGTAGTTACCCAAAAATTAGATATTGATGAGGATCTTGTTAGACATATGATCCTTAATAGTTTAAGAATGCATCGTGCTAAACATAAAGATAAGTTTGGTGAATTAGTTATATGTTCAGATGGCGGCCGTAATTGGCGTAAAGATTTTTTTCCTCCTTATAAATTTAAAAGAAAAGATGCTCGTAAAGTTTCTAAGTTTGATTGGAAAGAGTTATTTCGTATTACTGATATGGTATTCGAAGAATTAAAAGAATA